CCTCGCCACACTCCACCAAAACCGCTACCCACGACAAGGCTAACGACAAGGATGGGAGGGACTCCTCCCAACAGTTGGCGATATAATCCTCCCAAATCACCGAGAATGTTTTATCGTCATTCTCTACGATTTGGATGCCCGTTTCATTGCGGAAATCAAATGTTAGAACCTTTTTCATGATATGGCTCCACAGTCACACTTGACCGATGAATCCACAACATAGCCACAGTAAAAGCATGGTTCGTCAACCGTTGACCAAATCCAACCACTAACCTCATAGAGGTCGTCCCATCGGATCACATAATCCAATGTCGTCATGTCAACACTTGCGGAATCCTCAAACGATCCCCCATCAATGTCGTACAATTCGCCACCATTACGGACAACCTCATCCCGTACAGTGTCCAACTGTTCACGGGTGAACAACGGACGCGCCCATCCATTCCAATAGCCCGCTATGGAGACACACTCCACAGTAAGCATGTCATCTATTTGAACCTTCATCATTACCCCTTATATGTTCCCCATGCCTCCATGGGATCGGATCACCTAACCCGATGACAAGAATCGTATCGGAACACATACCCAATGTCAAGCCAATCACAAAATATTTTTATTACAATTCGGCTGCCGACGTCACAATCCAAAAAAATAACCCATCACCAAAACAGATCACACACCATCACCAAACAAGATAGGCGAGACATCCACTAAGTTACTAATTGGTAAGTTACCAGCCGGTAGCTTAGCGGGTTTAGTCCCTATGTGGGGGTATCACCACTCTAAGCGTTCTCACTCTTAGTGTTCGCCCAACCACAGGCCCAAGCGAACATCTGTTCGCGCCAATCAGCGCATGGGGGTATGCCGAGGCATGCGGGGGTATGGATATGTGTAATGCTGTTTCTCTACGTGTGGTTTTGTGACCACTCTGAGTGGTGGCTTGGGTGTGTGGGTGGTCAACTGGCTGCTTCCTTTTGGAGCATGGTTTGACCTTTGGGGTGGTAGGGAATTTTCGCATACGTGTGTGTATGTCGAATTCCTGTGAGGTAGGGAATGACAGTAGCTCCCCCCACGGTTCACCCTTTGAGGGTAGGTCGCCGTAGCCAGTTTGTTTTAGCCGACACCTTTGGTTGATGATATGTCGTTCATCACGCTGCTTGAACTAGTAAATAGTTCATCGACCCAGGTTCCCCTGTTTATGCCCCGCCACCTGCAAACGTGGTACAGCCATGAAGATTGCTTCGTGTGCCGTCATCCCGACGGGTGTGCGTGAGAGTGTAGCAGATGTTTTTGTAAATGTTGGTGGATGTGAGGAGGACCGGAGCCATCCAGTTCATTTAAGTGCTGTTGCTCTACGGCACACCCACCAACGGTGGTAGATTATCAGAACAATGAGTGCAGGGCGTAGCGGGCGACGACAAGTTCCACCACAGGATGTTGCAAGGTTTTGGCAGGCTCGTGCATCGGGGATGTCTATTAAGGATGCTGCGAAGATTGCTGGTGTTCATTACAACACTGCCCAAAAGTGGGATGCGAAGAAGAAGATTGCTAAAGCTGAGATAGAGGTTGGGAAGTTGGAGCAGGGGACTGCCCGTAAGAAGGTGGGTGGTGTTCAGGCTGATGCTTGGGCGAAAGTGATGGATGTTTCTGATCTTCCACCTGTTATCCCATATGACCGTTTATCGGATGAGGCGAAACGTGGGTTAGAAGATTTCGATTATTTCAGGCGCAGGTATTTGGGGCGTATTCCGTCGCCGTGGCAGGTTGATGCCGCATACAAGATTGAGGATTATTTGTTGTCTGAGGAGAAACAGTTTGTGGTGTTGAACTGTCCTCCAGGTGCAGGTAAATCCACCTTGTTTCACGATATTGCTGTGTGGCAGATTGTGAAGAACCGCAAGATTCGTGTGATGATCGGCTCCGTTTCACAGTCTCTAGCGAAAATGTATTCGCGTCGTATTCGTGAAACCTTAGAGCGACAGTTCCCGCTTGACCCTGACCCTGTGCTGATTGACAAAGGTTTGGCGATTAAAGCGGAAGCGTGTTTGGCGATTGATTACGGTAGGTTTAAGCCGTCAACTAGTGGTAGTTTGTGGCGGGCTGAGGAATTCATTGTCGAACAGGAGGACATGGGTGGATTGGATAACAAGGAACCAACTGTTTCTGCTTACGGTATTGAGTCTGAATTCATTGGTCATCGTGCTGACCTATGTTTGTTTGACGACGTTGCGAGTCCGGAAAATGCGAAAGAAAGTGCTGCGCGAGATAAACTTATTGAGAGGTGGGACTCAATGGCTGAGGCCCGCGTCGATCCAGGCGGCCTGCTTGCAGTTGTCGGACAGAGACTTGGCCCGCTTGATTTGTATGCCCACTGTCTCGCCAAAGTTACGTATGAAGATTTTGAGGACGATTACGACGGATCAGACACCACGGACATCTCCCAAAACGTCGAGCCGTTAAAGAAACAAAAATATCATCACCTGATCTACAAAGCGTATTACGAGGAACTAGACACAGGTTTAGCGTCTAAACGCAATAGTTCCCCTGCTTGGCCGAACGGACCACTCCTAGACCCCCACCGTCTGTCATGGAAAGACCTGTCATACATCAAACATTCCAACCCCTCCAAGTTTGCGGTGGTGTATCAGCAGGAAGATCAAGCTGAAGGCAACTATCTGATCGAGCGTGTGTGGGCTACCGGTGGTGTTGGGCCTGATGGGGTGCTGTACCCAGGCTGTGTGGACAATGAGCGTCGCCCAGGTCACGTACCCCACAACTTGCAACCCCCGTTGATTTCGATTGCCAGCGTTGACCCGTCGCCAACAATGTTTTGGGCTATCCAATGGTGGATATATCAACCTGAAACCAACCTTCGGTTCCTCATTGACGTGGAACGAGTCAAACTCACAGCCGAACAGTTACTCGGCTTTGATACCACAACCCGTGACTATTCGGGGATTATGGAAGATTGGCAGAACAGGGCTATGGACATGGGCTATCCGATCTCACACTGGGTGGTTGAGGTGAACGCAGCGCAACGATTCTTGTTGGCACATGACTTTGTTCGCAAATGGCAGTCCCGACACAACGTAAACGTCATCGCGCACACCACCAGCCGTAACAAGATTGACGAAAATCTTGGTGTGGAAGCGTTGCTTCCACAGTTGTTCCGTTCCGGTGCAATCCGAACCCCATCTATGCGGGAAAACTGGAAGACACTTGCCTTCATCGAGGAACACTCGTCATGGACACGGGATAAAAAGAACGGTACTGACCTTGTGATGGCGTGTTGGATGGCGATGTTGCATTTACCTAACTTGTCACCGATAAGTCGGCCACAAAAGAAATGGCGACCGTCTTGGCTGGTGTGATACCTTTATAGGACTTACGCGAACAGAGGTTTTATGGCAGCAGCAAAAAAGAAAAAAGGTGCAAGTAACCGTGCTGTTCAGGCACAAGCGGCCCGTAGCACTAAGCAGGGTTTGAAGTATGCGATGGAGGACCTCGTTGAAGCAGACAGGCAACGCAAAAACATGGGTCCAGATACCAAATTTTCTCCGCGTGTAGAGAAGCGTCTTGCACAAGCCAAGAAGTTTGTTTATGACAACCGTTTGGCATGGTCAAATCCAGCGAGTGTTGTAGTGAAGAAAGCACCAAAAAAGAAAAAGTAAATGCTCACTACTGAGGAAATCGTCCAACTCTACGAGCAACGCCGTAGAAATCAAGGTCCTGTTCAGGAGCAGATGCGTCGTGTACGCGATCTAGCCAACGGTGACGTGATTGTTCCGTTGAACGAACTTGATAAGAACGCTAAATCTTCGGTAGCGAACCTGTTGGTGCAGGGTTTGGATCAGATGTCTATGCGTGTGACATCAACAATGCCATCCCCATACTTCCCGCCAATCAAAGAAGGCTCCGAACGCTCTAAGTCATCTGCCCGTATGCGTAAACGTGCGATGTTGTCCATTTGGGACCACAACCGTATGCAGATGAAGATGCGTCGTCGCGCACGACACCTCCTCGGCTACTCACAGTCAGCTGTAGTTATCAAACCTGATTTCAAAACTTTGATGCCTGTGTGGTCTGTGCGTAACCCGTTGGACACTTTCGCTGCACCTGTGGATGATCCTGATGATCCGCTACCACAGGACTGCATTTTCACGTATCGTGCCAGCGCAAGTTACCTGCTACAAAACTATGGTGAACTGGTATTAGGGAAACTGCGTTTAGGCAAAATTGCTGCCGACACCAAATACACGATGCTCGAATATGTTTCCCCAGAGTGCATCCAACTGATCGTTCTTGGTGCAGAGGATTCACCGAACCTGACTGTCGGTGAACGTGCTGGTGTTGAAGCGATGATGCTTGAATACATCCCGAACCGTACAGGTATGCCACTAGCAATCGTTGCTAACCGCATTACTTTGGATAAGCCTCGCGGTCAGTTTGATGGTGTGATGGGAATGTATTACACCCGCGCACGACTACAAGCCTTGACTGAGATCGCTATTGAGCGCGGTATTTTCCCTGAAGAATATCTGATCGCTCGACCTGGTGAGAATCCAGAAATTTTGCAGGTTGCTGATGGTAAAGCCGGACAACTTGGTGTTGTTAAGGGTGGCGACATTCAACAGTTGCAACTCAACCCAGGTTATAAGACTGATACTGCGCTTGATCGTTTGGAACGACAGGAACGTTTAGAGGGTGCGATCCCTGCCGAGTTCGGTGGAGAGTCTGCCAGCAACATTCGTACTGGTCGCCGTGGAGAATCCGTACTGTCAGCAACCGTTGACTTCCGTGTGCAAGAAGCACAAACCACGTTTGAACAATCCATCTTGGAAGAAGACAAAGTTGCTATCGCAATCGAGAAAGCGTATTGGGGCAACCAACAAAAGTCGTTCTTCTTTGGACGCAAATCATCTGTCGGTGAAGAAACCTATACGCCAAACAAACTTTGGCAAACAGATTTCCATTATGTCGCATACTCTGCGGCAGGCTCCGATGTGAACTCGCTGATAGTCGGCCTCGGTCAACGACTCGGAACAGGACTTATGTCTAAAGAATCCGCTCGCGAAGCCGACCCGCTTATCAGCGACCCAGACCTAGAACATGACCGCATCATCGCAGAAGGAGTTGAGTCTGCTCTACTTACGAGTATTCAACAACAGGCTTCGGACCCTAATGGTCCGTATCAGCCAGAAGATTTGGCATATCTAACCAAGCTTGTTGTCGAGCAAGACGTACCGCTGTTTGACGCTGTTCGTCGTACCGATCAACGCGCTAAGGATCGTCAGGCAACACCTGCACCAGCAGGCGCACCTGAAACAATGCCAGGTCTTGCGATGCCACAGATGGGCGGACAGCAACCAATGGGTCCACCAGCAGGGCCGCAGGGCGCACCACCAATCGATCAACTACTTGCACAACTCGGAGGGTAAATGAGCGACGTACAAGCAGGGACTAACCGTATGGCTGTTCAGGCTGCAACGGGTCAAACCTACGGTAAAGCAACAGAGCAAATGAACGCTCAACGCGCTGTACCTATGGGTGCATCACCAACAGATGCACAGCCAACACCAGTTCGACCAGGGACCATTGGTGCTTTAACACGCGGGACTGAACGACCTAATGAACCTGTTACTGCTGGCGCACCATTTGGTTCAGGCCCAGGACCAACGATGGCTGGAATTGCACCTAACACAGCACCACCAGCAGGAAGTAAACAAGATTTAGTTGAGCGTGTTCGCGCAATTTATTCAATGTACCCAAACCCTAATCTGATGGCTTTGATGACTGCATTGGAAGCAGGATGAACTTAGAGGATGCGCTGAAGATACGATCCGAAGTTGATTCATACAACGAATCTCAGAAACGGGTTAAGCAGTATCAAGAGATGTATGATGAGAAAATGGCTGAGGCTTTGGGACGGGCTTACGCTCAATATCATTGGGTTGCCCCAGAAATTCTTGTGCCGATGGTTTTGTCTGGTCAGGAATCTATGTTGCGTGAAGTTTCTAAAGTTTCCGCTAAAGAGGCGATGTCTAGCGGTTTAACTCCTCACATGATGCGCCAGCAGTATCGGGATAAGTATGTTCCAAAGGTGGCGTTGAATTGGTAAAGAAACAGGATAAGACACCGACAGAACAACAAACTTTACCTGTTGCTCCTGCATCAAACCCACCGAAGTTGGGTCCCGCAATACCGGCAACATACCAGCCTCCGCAAGTTACACAACTTCAGGAGATGGCGGCCGTTTCTGCGTCACCGTCAGCAAAAAATGTTCAGCAATCTGCAGCTATTTCTGCTGCATTAGAAGGTGCGGGCTTCAAACCTTCCACGGCTGCACCAACTGAACGAGTTGGGGAACGCGCACCACAAACAACTTCAGACAGACTTGCAACAATTAACGCTAATAAAAACCGTTTACCTATGGGTGACGGTGCATATATCAAGAAGAACGGCGAATGGAAGTTTGTTCCAAAGCAACAGTTCCAAGGTGGTTTCAACCCAGGTACTATCACCGATGTAAGTACTGGTGGTTTCGGTGTTCAAGAATATATTGGCGGACGATTTGCTAACGACATCCAAACTGTTGTCAAAACTCCGTTTGTTTACTTTAAAAATTATGCTGGCTCACCAATAGCAAAAGCAAGTTCTAAAACTGTTGACGCAATCCCATACACCGAATGGGCAGAAAATGTTTTAGGAAAAACTTTGTCAATTGCTGCTTCTGGTGGATCAACTGCATGGAACACGATGGTCCGTGACCCGTTGAGGGAAACCCTGACTGTGGCTATGGCTCCTATACAGATGATCGAAAACTTGATTATGTTTTCTCCATCATTGATCCTCAACGACGATAGTTCGATTGTTACTGCTTCTGATGCGAGTATCTGGGAGCAAATGAAAGGAATTATCTCCAATACAACTCTTTTTCAAAACAAATCTACTGGCGAAGGTTATCTCCCAGGTGGGCCAGCCGAAGAAGCGCGTAACAAACTTGAAGAACGTTTGCGCCCGAAAATATATGGTCAAACAGCAACAGTAGGCAGAATAGTTGCTTCATTGGGCGTGATAGCCGATGTGTATGAAGCTGGTGACGACATCCATAGTTTGCTAAGTGGAACCACCGACATGGGTTTTCAAGTGTTTATGGACCCATTGAACGTGGTTCAGGCTCCTAAAGCCTTACGTGCTTTACCAGAGGCAGTTACCGCATCTGCCGAATCTGCTGCGGCAGCAAGAAAACTGGTTAAGGCTGGGATTGCTTTGACACCGGAAACTATTGCTAAAGCCGATGAAGTTGTTTCAATGGTTGATGAGGCTTCACAGTTGTCCGAAACTGCTGTGAGTCTTGTTACGCGCCAGCCTGGGGTCACTTGGTCTGGGGACAGGACGGTAGTGGCGCGTGGTGGTCAACCAATTGATCAATTTCTTGACATTGGTCCAGACGGTCCGATAAACACAGGGAATCTGATCGGTCCAGGTCTTTACGATACCGATCTTTCCCCTGTTGCAACTTCTTACAATTTGGAGACTCGCGCTGGAGACACTCGACTCAATCTTGGCGAAACCGAAGTAACGGTTCCGGTTGTCGGTGAACAATCAGGTCAAGCATACGTCTATGAGTTTGAGACACCAAAAGAAGGTTTTTTGACAATTAACGGTGAAGAAACTTGGACTCTTGATCCAAACATTCCTTGGAATCTTCGTTCTGCTATTAACGAATTGGGTTTTACTTTAGAAAATGCGCTTGAAGTTGAAAGAAGGCTTGTTGAAATAGGTTTTGACTCACCTGTCGGCGGTATTCGACTGCAAAATGTTAATCCTGAAGATTATTTTATTGGAATAAACGATACCGCAAAACTTGTTGATGTTAGAAGAAGGCTTGCTGCTCCTGCGGATTGGTTGAAAAATAACTTGCGTTTGATTGAGCGTTCAAAAAATTATTTTACTAACAGAAATTTGCAGTATCTTTTGGATGATACGTTAGATCAAACGCCGTTTGTTGGGTGGTCTGATGATTTGTCTGTCGATAGTGAATTTGTTTGGAACCCAGAATTAAATGCTTCGGAATATAAGGCTGTTGCTTATTCAAGCAGGGGTAAAGCTATTGCTTCTGCTATTGATAATCCTCAAACTGCTTCCGATTATAGACCTACACCGGTTCAAGCCTTGCAAAGACAAATTGTTGACTGGGAGTTTGCATACAATGGTATGTATACAACACCAGAAACGCAAGCAATTCTTGCCCAAAAAATCAGTGAAGCAAAACTGCTAGAAAAAAGATTTGCTGCTGTTGCTGAAAACTTTGTTCAAAGAAAAACTGCTCAGTTTACGACAGAACTAGCAGGCTCAAAACTTGATAAAAAATTGTTTGATGCGACTGTTGCAGAGTTTAGGCAGCTTACGCAGGAATATCGTTCTTTCATTGATGAACTGAAAGAAATGTCAAAAGCATTTCAAACAGAAAATTTAGTTGGTGTTGATCTTGCAAAGATCAAATCAATACCAAACTTTTCTTCTTTGCCAAGAGAAACTCAAAGTGTATTGGCTTACTCACGAATAACCGATGGGGCATTTGACGGGTTCGTTGAAAAAGCGTTGTATCAGATGGGGGTTAATTTAGAGTTGACTGTCCCCATTGGTGATGTTGGACCTTTCAAAAACATAGTTTTAAGTGCTGACGGAACAGGATTTAGGGATGTAACGTTCAGTTCGTTTCAGCCAGATGTCATTCCATACCCAACTAGAACCACCGATGTTGTGAATGATTGGTTCAAACTTAAAGGTGTTGATGCAATTAGTTATGACGGCGGTGTGAGAATTGGATCAGAGTACGGAACCCATACCGCAAGAGTTGTTTTGTCTCCGTCAAAACTAAAAGTAAGAGCTTCTAGAACTGGTGAGATGTTGCCAACGGTGGAGGCTCGACGACTTGTCGCTGAAGGTGAACAGTTGCAGGTCACAGCAAGAGACATCGCCCAGGCACAAGGATATTTGGATGCACACGGTCTTATTGATGCTGCTTCCAAGAGCGTTGCTGCCGAACCTTACTCACTTTGGAAAATATCTGGTACTGGTCAAAATGTTTTCAAAGCCATTGCGTCTGAAGGAAATGCTTACGAAATTTGGATGAAGTTCCTTAAAGGTAAGTCGCCTCGTTTGGCACAAAAACTTTCTGAGGCAACTACTCCTGAAGCGGTTGAGGCTGTGTTTGATGCTGCGAGGGCAAGTCTTGACCCATTGGAGAGCATAGCTCCTGGTGGTTTGCCTGGTTGGAGTGGCAACGTAATTGGTGAAGTTGGGTATCGAACCAAACAATTGATTTCTAAAAATTCTCGTATGGCTGCGACACTTCCGCGATCAAATGTTTTGCCGATTAACGATTTGGCTGCTGGAGCAAACCACCTGCATGACACGATGATTGTTCTTAAAACCCCAATTGAGGCTAGATCGGCTTTGATGAACGAATACATCAGGATTGTGTCTCAGGATGATGCAGCAAAAATCCGTGGTGATCTGTTTGACTTCGCTAAAGAATTCAAAAACGTGGTCATCAAGGATAAAATCCAACCAGTAATTGACAAGCTGAAAGCACCTTTGAAGAAAACGTTTGAGGAGATGACTCCTTTTGAACGTGTCACGATGAAGCGTCGAACTGAACTTGTGGCAGAGATCGAAGATGCGGTTCGTAAGGCTTCAACATTTTTGGTTTCTAAAGAAGAAGAAATCGTGCGTTATGTTTGGGACGATGTAGGCAGGGGCGTGAGTCTTGACTACCTAGAGGGTAGTGGTATGGGGCCGATGTATTTGGTTCAACAAAGAACAAATGACATCAGCCTGTTGCCGTTTGACACAGATGAACTTGACCAACTTCTTGACCTGACCTCCAATTGGGCCGAGTATTCGCTGCTTGCCCGTGTAACCCCTGGTATGGGTCAAACATTGGATGTTCTTGACAAGGCGATGGCTAAAGCTTTTTGGTTGCAGACTGTTTGGAAAAAAGCGGTTCTTTTGTCTGGTCGTTATGTGCTTCGTGTTGTCCCAGAAGAAATGATGCGTAACTCTCTATCCGGACAGTTCGGCAACGAGTTCGGTTATGTGGCAGAAATTTTCTCTGGTCGTATGAATAAAGATATTTATGGTCGAGTTATGCCACGAATATCGGAGGCTGATGATATTGCCTTGAAACTTGACGAGGCTTTGAATGTTTTGCCAGCCCGAATTGCTAGAGCAGAAAGTTTGGGTAACACCAAGTTGGCTGACAAGTTGCGTCGCAGACTTGCCAAGATTGATGTTGCTGCTGAGCAGGCACGTCTTGACGAAATTGATTCAATTCTAGAATCCGAAGTTGCTTCAGCCCGTGATGTGATGATCGGACCATCGCCAACCAAAGCTGGGGATACCGCTCTAGGAAACCTTGTTGCTGGTCATGTTCGTGCAAGTTCACAACAAACCGTTTTTAGAAGCGAAAACCCTACCTTGTGGTTGAGGGGTATTGCTCAGGCATCTATTGATCGTGGTACTGATGTGTTGGGTTCTGCTGTTGCCCGCGCTTTGCAAACAGGCTCCCGTGGTGCTTTAGAAAAACTGGCTAATGAAATGTTTGATGGTTCGTTAAGAAAAGCTTACGAATCGTATTTCAAAGGCTTGGGCAAGTTGCGTCCAGATTATGAGTGGGACACTCTTGAAGGTGCAAGGAAATATGTTGAGTATGTAGTGGATGACTTGCAACAGGTGACTGGTGGACATCCTAAGTTGCTTGGTGCTATTGCTAACAATGGTGTGATCGTCGGCGGTGAAACATTTTCTCTTGGTCGCAGAACCGCATACGGGAACATTCCTTCAGCAGAGTTCATGAACCTGCTCAAAGCCGGTGATCCTGATGATCTGACTGTCCCTATTTTTGCTGAATGGTCAAAAGCCCCAGAAGCAACAATGGTGTTCCCCCGTGTTTCACAGTTTGATGAAGAAAAATCTGCTGGAATTTTTAGTTGGTTTATGCAGAACGCTTACGGTCGTGCATCAGACAAGTTCGCTAGAGTCCCAATGTTTAATGCACGTAAATGGAACCTAATTGCCGACATGATCCCTTTGCTTAGTAAAGAAGAAGCATTGAAACTGAAGGCTTCCCTACCTGATCTGAACCTTCCGCAGCACGTCGTAGAAAATATCCTTGACAACATTCCACGGGCTAAAGGCACTGGCACATTAGAAAAACTTGACAGCCTTGCTGGATATCGAGCAGTTGAGGACACAATCAACTTGCTGTTTGACTCACGCAAGAAAACATTGTTCGGCTACAACCATCGCCTCTTGTTCCCATTCTTTGATGCTTTCCGTGAAGTGAGCGTCCAGTTAGCGAAAACTGCAATCAACCCTCTTGCCACCCACAAGATTGATAAAGCTGCTGAGGCTTTAGGTAACTTGCAAATTGGTGGACCTGGTGAAACAAACATCATTGGACCAGGGGATATTGACCAAGATGGCAAGAACGAAGGTTTTGTTTACCGTGACCCGCAAACAGGGTCTTTGAGTTTCAACTATCCACTTGTCGGTGGCGCAGCGCGAGCATTGACGGGTATCCCATTTGACTACAAAGTGAGTGTTGGTTCTTTGTCGATGGCTACAAGCGTCATCCCGTCGGTTGGTCCGTATGTTGCTTTGACCTACACCGCTATACCTAATAGGCAAGGTGAGGTTTGGGACAAACTGAATAAGGTATTCATCCCTTACGGTGAGCCATCTAACGAATTGCAGGACTACTTCACTCCTTTGGCTATCCAACGTTTTGCACAAGGTTTGGCCGCTGGAACACCATTTGAGCGTGTATCACAGTTCTTAGGCAACCCGAACAATGACCCCGTGTATAAAACTTTGCAGAGCCGTACTTTTATGGCTGAGCTTGCTTCAGGTAAATACACACAAGACGAAGCTGGTGTTCGTGAAGCGATGCAAGCATCACAAGACAAGGGCAATACTCTATGGTGGTTGCGCGGTTTGACACAGTTCTTCTCCCCTGGCGCACCAATCAGCCAGTTCTACGCAGAACAAGACAGCAAACTGGTTCCGCTCGGTGTTCTGTTAGACAGTATCCGAAAAACAGAAAACGACATTCGTGATAAGGGTGGCACATTTCAAGATCAAATTGATGGAGTGGTCAACCAATACGGTGATCTTGTCCTACCGTATTTGGCTTCTATCAGCGAAAGTAATGTCCCTGGTTCAGAGTCCAGTAAAGCGTTCTACAAATTCAAAAACGAAAACGAAGATTTGTTTAGGCGTTATCCAGATGTTGCGGGCTATTTTGGACCGAATACAAACGAGTTTGACCAAAAGATTTACAACATTCAGAAACGTGCAGGTGAACTTTCTGCTTTGCCCAAAGAAGAAATCGCTGCCCAGATCGAACAGTTGTGGGGTAACTTCCGTTACAACAAATATGATCGTGAATTAACACAGGCTTTGGGCGAAACCCCTCTGAAATCCTACGCTTTAAGCATGATGGAATCTCAAATCAAATCATCGTTGCCTAGTTGGAACAGGTCACTCGCGTTTCAGGAATATAACGACGAAATCGTTAACTCGGTGAACTCAATTATCAAAGCATCTATTGATCCGAAGTTAGCCAACTTGCCGGTTATGGCTCCATTGAAAGAGTATTTGGCACAACGTAATGCGATTGTCAATGTGATTACCCGTAGTTCTGGTTTAACTAGCGTTAACTCTTGGCGTAATAACCGTGGTGGTATCGTCGAGCGTGAGGCTTTGAAGATTGTTGGGGATCAAATTGCTGAAAAGAATCCTGCGTTCCAGGGCGTGTGGGATAGTGTTTTGTCTAGAGAATTTAAGACTTTGACCGAACAAGAGAAACTATTGGTTCAGACAGGACAGTTACCGTAATGGCTCCAAAACTTAAACAGGATGGGACAACCCCTACAACTACGCCTCCGATTGGTCCACCAGCACCGACCACGACTGTTCCGGTATCTCCTGAAGTTCAGGCAGCTCTTGCTTATGTTAAAGAAGTTTTGGGTCTTGGTGGCGGAGGCAAAAATGTTCTTGGTCTTGAAGGTAGCGGTGTTTTCCAAGATGGTCGGCTAGTTGGATATGAGGGACCTACCAAAACTGTTGGTGGTCAACCAATCCAGCCTCAATACTTTGAAGGTGATGAACAAGCAATTGCCACTTGGGATGCTGAGGACGTTATTGCTTGGCAAAAACGACTTGCTGCTGGAGGATACTTTTCTGGTCAGTCATATCAACCAGGCATTGTTCGCCAGTCAACCCTTGACGCATACAAGCGGGCGTTGATTGATGCCAACCAAAGTTTCATTAGCGTCGAACAAGCGTTGGAGCGTTCTCTGAAGTTCCCTTATTCGGGTGGTGGCGGTGGTTTGAAGAAGTATCGCATGACTGCTGCGACGGATTTGCAAAATGTTTTTGACAAGGTTTCCCAGAACGTGTTGGGCCGAACATTGGACACCGAAGAATTGGATAAGTTGGTTAAGACTTATCAGGGTGTTGAGTTGGCTGGACAGAAGTCGCAGGCTGGTGTTGCTGAACAGGCTCCTACTGCTGCTGCTTTTGCACAGAAAAAGATTGAGGCTGGTAATCAGGATGAGGCTGATGCTGTTCAGTTTGCAGGATACGCACAAACTTTAGAAAGGATGCTCGGTGGCTGAGACAAAGAATCCTCGTAAAGCGTATATTGACGCACAAATTAAGGCTGGTTCTACTAAGACACGTGCTGAACTTGGGCGCGAGTATGACGAACAACAAGCAAAGAAAGCGACGACTGTTGCAAATCCTGCTGATTTGAAGGCAAAGGTTGATCGCTATTTGCCTGCTTACTCGTTTTTGTTGGACCCTAACAGTATTTTTGGTGCTGATGTTGCACAGGTTTTGGCTGATGCTGTAGCCCAAAATTATGACGCTACCCGTTTTGAGGGTGCGTTGGCTGCAACAAACTATTTCAAGACTGCTACACCAGAGCAAAAGGCTTTTGCTAGGAAACAGTTACCTGCTGATAAGGCAAGAATTAGTACTGAAGCGAACTCTTTGAAACAGTTGGCTAAGTCTTACAACTATGCGCTTTCAGATTCCGAATTGCAGGCCGTTTTGACTGGTACTCCGATGCCTGGGACTGGTAAGCCTGTTTCGCAGGACGAGTTGTTGAACAAGATGAGGATGTCCGCTAAGGGTGTTCTTCCTCATTTGTCATCTCAGATTGATGCTGGTTTGTCTTTGAAGGACATTGGTGATAATTACAGGCAATATGCCGGACAGATTTTGGAACGTGACCCAAACCAGATTGATATGTTTCAGGGTCCGTTTCTTGATGCGTTTGGTAATGCTCAGACTGGTCAGATGTCGTTGGGTGATTGGGTGTCAAAACTTAAATCTGATCCGCGTTACGGTTATCAGAACACGAAGGCCGCTAATAGGGATGCACAGTCTTTGGCTTTAACTATTGCTAGAGCGTTTGGAAAGGTTCGATAATGAGTGACACAGGTTTAGGTAATGTTGATGTCAGCTTGGGTTTGGAAAATCTTGGTGCTGAACTGGCAGCATACTTTCAGACACCTGAAGGTCAAGCGAATCTTGCTGCATCGGGTTTGTCCGGTCTAGGTGGTCAGACTCCAGCAACAGGTGATAGTAACGCTGTCACAAGAGACTTCATTGATGCTGCTGGTAATAGACAGGGGTCGTCTTTCAATGATGCTGGTCAAATCGTCACATCCCCTGTGACCCCAGATGAACCTCCTGCTCCGGCTATGCCAATGTTTAGCCCTAACCCGGATGCCCGCAACACGATCAAAGCCGTTCTCTCAACCTACGGTTTGGAATCATTGGCAGAGGTTTTGTGGGGTAACTACACGTCGGGATTAGTAGACATCAACAACGAGCAAGCGTTGGTTTTCTCGATCCGTGATACAGAGCAGTACAAAACCCGTTTCGTTGGTAACGCTGCAAGAGCAAAGCGTGGTTTAGCAGAACTAAGTCCAGCAGAATACATCGGTTTAGAGGACTCGTATCGACAGATCATGCAGTCCAACGGTATGCCCCCTGGGTTCTACGATCAGAACGATGACTTCTCAAAACTGATTGAAGGTGACGTTTCCCCATCAGAGTTACAGGATCGTGTCCAGCAGGGTTATTCCGTTGTTGCTCAGGCTGATCCAGAGGTTAGACGACAGATGCAAACCTTGTACGGTGTCACCGAAGGTCAGTTGGCTGCGTACTTTATTGACCCTGAACGGACTGCACCGTTGCTTAAACAGCAGGCTCAGGCAGCTCGGATTGCAGCCCGTGGACTAGAGCAGGGTGGTATTCAGTTGACTGGTACGTTCGCTGAGAACTTGGCAGCCCGTGGAATTACTGAACAGCAGGCTCGCGCAGGGTTCGCTGAAGTCGGTGCTTTAGGCGAACTACAACAGACTTTCGCGGGTGAGACTGCGCTGTCCGGTGAACAACTGGCAGGTGCGGCGTTCGGGATTGATGTCGCCGCGCAACAAGAGTTGGAGCGTAAACGTCGTCAGCGTGTTGGTGGGTTTGCTGGTGGCGGGTCATTTGCTCGGACAACTGGTGAAACATCAGGCTCTACTTCTATAGGTGTTGGTAAAGCGCAATAGCATACTTGACACTGTCAAGCAAGGTGTGTGTATACTGTTAATGTTCGGTTACGAACACCATTGGAAACCCCCCGATTTCAATGTGCAAAAGGGGTGAGACTTGCAGCCATCACGTAACCTCCAGCGTGATGTGGGCAGAAGGAGTGGGTCATGTCAGATGCAAACTACGAGTTTGAGGATGATGTAATGCAAGACCAGCAGCAATCGAAGGACCCTGTGCGGGCGCACCTGCGAAAGCTTGAAGCCGAAAATAAGGCTTTACGCGAGCAGGCAGCATCAGCAGAGGCAGCCCGACGAGAACTTAACTTCGTGAAAGCGGGCGTAGACCCGAACGATCCGAAGTACAAGTATTTCGTTAAAGGCTACGACGGTGAATTAACACCGGAGGCGATTCGACAAGCAGCAGAAGAAGCAAGTCTCATACCTAGCCAGAACAAGGAAGTGGTTGCTGAACAGCAGTCATGGAATCGGGTGGCACAGGCAGCGCGAGCTGGACAGACGAGCGAACCTCCTGTTGATTACGCTCAACGTATTGCACAAGCAAAATCCCCTGATGAAGTGATGCAACTGCTGGCCCAGGCGAGAGCCGAAGCAGAAAAATACTAATCACTCCCCATTGGATTCACATTCTTTGGGGCTACCCCTAAAGGAAAAGACAAATGTCTTATACTCAGCAAAGTTCGGTTGATACCGACCAGGCAGCGTATGATCGTTTGGCGTATTTCGCCCTCCGTTCAGAACTCTTGTTCGATCAAGCAGCCGATGTTCAACCAACCAACCAGTCAATGCCTGGTTCTTCGGTAATCTTCACGATTTTCGCAGACCTCGCAGAAGCAACCAGCACACTTGCTGAAACCACTGACGTTACACCTGTAGCGATGAGTGACAGCCAAGTGACTGTAACCCTTGCCGAATATGGCAACACAATCAACACCACCGCAAAGCTCCGTGGAACTTCGTTCTTGGACATTGATGCAGCAGCAGCGAACCTTATCGGTTACAACGCTGGTGACTCAATCGACAAGGTTGTTCGCGACGTGCTTGCTGGCGGTGACAACGTTGCCTACGGTGGCGGTGGATCATCTGATCCTTCAAGCCGTGTAACGGTTGCAGCAGAAGACATCATTGAAGCCAACGACATCCGTAAGCAGACTGCTGCTTTGCGTGGTGCAAACGTTGCAACCTTCAATGGTTACTACATGGGTTACATTCACCCAGACGTTTCATATGACCTTCGCCGTGAAACCGGCAACGCATCATGGAACGCCCCACACGTTGCTGTAGACACACAGAACATCTACAACGGTGAGATCGGAACCTTTGAATCAGTACGATTCATTGAAACCCCTCGCGCAAAGGTGTTCACCAACGCATCAAACGGAACCAGCACAACTGGAACGATTGACGTGTATTGCACACACATCATGGGTCGTCAGGCGTTGGCTAAGGCTTACAGCCAGGTTGACGGCAACGGCATGGTTCCGAAGGTTGTTCGTGGACCTGTTGTTGACTCGCTCATGCGTTTCAACCCAATCGGTTGGTACTGGCTCGGTGGCTATGGCCGCTTCCGCGAAGCATCGTTGCGTCGCATTGAGTCGTCATCCAGCATTGGTGCAAACGCCGCTTAATTAGCGGTTAGTACCTCACACTTGTGGGGTGGTCGAGTCCCCTCGCTCGGCCACCCCACTTTTGTATTTGGTATAGTCTTTTCAGCGAAAGGTTTGTATGTCGATTTCTAATTATGCGGAACTGAAAATCCTTGAACACACCACAGGTAAGACTGCGTGGACTATTCCTTCAAACGTGTATGTGAAGTTGCATACTGGTGATGCTGGTGAGGATGGGACTTCTAACGCTGCGTCTGAAACGACTCGCAAGGTTGCTGCTTGGGCTACTGCGTCGTCTGGTGCTATAGCGACTTCTGCGACTTTGGAGTGGACGAACGTTGCTTCTACTGAAACTTATTCGCATTGGTCTATGTGGGATGCGTTGACTTCGGGTAACTGTTTGTGGACTGGCGCGTTGTCGTCATCTGCTGCGGTTACTGCGGGCGATACTTTTCAGATCACCACTCTCACGCTGTCGCTCGACTAGCCGTTAGGGGATAACCCCTCATGGCGCAAACAGCAGTCACAGGTTTTAGCGAACCGTTTGTTGATACTCACCCGTTTTATCGGGCAACCTATTTCCGTGTTGTTGGTCGTACTGCGACTGGTTCTGGTGATGGTTCTGCTTCTGTTGCTTCAGGATCGGCGCAGGTTCGTTTAGGTCAGTTAACTGACTTCAGTTTCCCTTACCGTTTCGGCGGTCGTTTCTATTTGGGTGTTCGTGCGGTTCTCACCGTTACTGCTACAGCTGACGGTTTAGGTACTGCTTCTTCTTCGGCGCAGGTGTTGCGTCAACGGCAGGGTACGGGTAGTGGTGTTGGTTCTGAGTCTGCGACACGGGTTGTTGTTCTTCTGCGTACCGCTACGGGTAGTGGTGTTGGGACGATGGATTCAACGGGGTTGCATATTGCGCCTCGTACAGCTTCAGGTAGCGGTGTTGGCTCTCAGAGTGCTGTTGGGTCTATTACGCCTGTTAGAACGGCTGTGGGTAGCGGATCAGGGGCTTCTAGCGTCACGTTCATTCGTGTGCCTTTGCGTACTGCTACGGGTTCTGGTGTGGGTGCAGGGTCAGGTGTTGATCTTGTTGTCAACATTCGTACCGCCATAGGTTCAGGTACAGGCACATCAGTCACGCTTGGTGGCATCCTCTATATCCGTAGTGCTACCGGATCGGGTGTTGGGGCTTCGTCTGCCGATTGGGTTAAGTCCCGTATCTTCCGTGTGCCATACACCTACAACTATCCAGGTGGATACTTCGGCGGTGGAGATGCAGCGAACCGTTTAGGCCGTTACGACCGTTCGGGTGTTCGCGCACGAAACCTTTACAAACTTAAAACAGGTGAGTACACCATCGTTGACCAACGTGATCTAGGTCAGGTAGAGAAACTGTGGCATGGTGGTCGCCTGCATTTCTTGGATGATGCCGAGGTCGCAGAACTAACCGCAGCAGGCTTTGGAGATAGCATCACCTGATGGCAATTTTTAGACCACCCACCGACAACTTTGTGCGCCCTACGCTCGCAGAGAACTTCACTAAAGGTTTAGTGCTATCTAAAGAGCAACGCCTCGCTAACCGTTTGGCAGCTCATGTTCGACCAACCGCTAGAGGTAGGAATGTGTTTTTGTTGACGAACGGTAACTACACCGAGAACGAGCCGTCAGATATGACTACGGTTGCGAAGGTGTATTACGGTGGGCATGACATTGAGGTTGACGCTACTGAGGTAGCATCGCTAACCGCAGCAGGATATGGGGAGTACATAAGTGGTTAAACATCAGGAAACGCATCCTGATCTAAATGTTGAGGGATGCTTTGGTTGCAAGATTGCTCACGTTGGTATTGGTGCTGACGCTATGCCATCACGGGGCGGTAAAGCCAGGGTCGCGACGATCAACGCTAAAGACCGTGTGCTAGACAAAGACCTAGACGCATACAAGCGTATGAGACAGAACGGTGTTCAACCTAAGAACATTGATGGATCAGCACAGGTTGAGAAACGAGCAGAAGAAAAATGGCAAGTCGAAACGGGGATAGTTCCAAATACCTGAACCTTGTTGGGGTGAACCTGCCTCATGTGGGGTACGGGAAAATGGTTGCAGGTTTACGGGATGCTTTGTCAAACAAAGTGAACCTTGTTGATGATGCTGAACGGGTGGTGTTCGCGCTTCGACCTAACCTAATCAAAGGTTGGATTACTGGTCAGAACCCTGCTTTGTTGACAATGTGGGAAACGAACTGGTTGCCACCAGAGTTCTCCGAATATCTGCAACTGTTTGACACGGTGGTTGTGCCTTCGCTGCATAATTGGGAGTTGTTCTCACAGTTCCATGACAACGTGCGTGTTATCCCTTTAGGGGTTGATCGTGATGTTTGGTATCCGAAGGAACCGCCACAGAACGACAAGTTCAAGATTTTGTGTGGCGGGTCAGAGTGGTATCGCAAAGGCTTGGACGTGGTACTCAAAGTGTTTTTGGAGATGAATTTGCCTGACGCAGAGTTGCATATCAAGATTGTTCCCCCATATTTGTGTGCGCCGGACAACCTTGTTTACCCGAATGTGGTTATTCATAACAAGTGGATGACTGTTGAGGCTGAAGCTGATTTGGTTCGTTCAGCGGACTGTTTCATTTCTGTGTCCCGTGGTGAAGGTTTCGGGTTGATGCCATTACAAGCAATCTCTGCTGGTGTGCCAACGATTCTGTCTGACGCGCATGGTCATCGAGAGTTTTCTGATTTAGCAACCCACCGTATCCCGACCCGTTCTGTGCCAACGAATGAGGGAACTTGGAAAGATATGGGTGATTGGGATGAACCTGAATTTGATGCGATATTTAGTGCGATCAAAGACCTGTATGACAACCGTGACCGTTACCGGCAACAAGCAGAAATCTATGCTGGTGAGACAGCGGCGTTCAACTGGAACACGGCAGCCGATCAACTGTTGCAGGTGGTGAAACCTACCGAGAACAGGGTGGCAGGGAAATGGCAACCGTTGGAACCGACCTGTGAGATTGAGGTAAAACGTAGGGTGAAAGCCGACATTGGCAGGCATCATGTCGATCTAATGCCTGGTGTTAAGCACCGTGTAGTGTTGAATGTGCGCGATGTATTAAGAGACTCTGGAGCATTGATATGAACAACACAAGTAAGCCAGTTTGGGATCGACCAAACCCTAAGAAGAAATCTAAGAAGTTGTCCCCTAAGCAGAAGGCTTCGGCTAAAGCGTCAGCAGCGAAAGCTGGTCGTCCTTACCCGAACCTGATTGACAACATGAAGGCCGCAAAGAAGAAGAAGCGTGGCTAAAACTCCTGCTTGGCAACGCAAGGAAGGCAAGAACCCTGCTGGTGGTTTGAACGCTAAAGGTCGTGCGTCAGCAAAGAAGCAAGGCATGAACTTGAAGCCACCTGTTTCTGCTTCACAGGCTAAGAAGTCACCGAAAGCAGCGGCTCGACGTAAATCGTTTTGTGCGCGGATGGGTGGGATGCCAGGTCCGATGAAAGACAGCAAGGGTCGTCCTACTCGTAAGGCTTTGGCTTTGCGGAAGTGGGACTGTTGAGGCGTGGTAATCTGATTGCCTAACTAACGAAAGGTTGTGTTATGCCAAAGGTCGGAAAGATGGAATTCCCTTACACCGCTAAGGGTATGGCTGATGCCAAGAAAGCCAAGAAGAAGATGGACAAGCCTATGAAGAAGGCTAAGAAAAAGAAGTAAATGTCTACCGCTGGTGCGCTCCTTGATCGGGTGTCACGCCAACTTCTTTCTGGGACTGTTGAAGAACGAAACAAGTTAGCGTCATCTGTATCCTCATCGGACACGTCTTTTGTCATGTCCTATGACTTAGCGGGGCTTCGCGCTGGCACAATTTTTGAGGTTGATTCCGAACTGGTTTATGTTTGGGAAGCAACAAGCGGTAACAAGACCGTAACGGTCGAGCGTGGCTACGGTGGCACTACCGCAGCTTCACATACGGCTGGTGCGATTGTCACGTTGAATCCGCGTTTCCCTAAAGCACAAATGTTGGAAGCGTTGAATCAGGACATTGATGATATGTCTAGTCCGTTGAACGGTTTGTTTCGTGTTGTGTCTGCGAACGTGGACTATAACGGTGCTGACCGTCAGATCAATTTGACTGGTGCTACATCAATAATTGATTTGCTTGATGTTCGTTTGCGTTATCTCGCTACCGATTATCCGGTGATCCGCAAGGTTCGCTTGCAACGCGATCTACCAACGAGTGATTTTGCGTCAGGGTTTGCTTTGGTGTTTGATGAGTCGGTGATGGCTGGAACTTTGCGTGTCCGTTATAAAGCACCGTTTGTTCGTGTGTCCACGATCAGCGACAGTTTGCAGTCGGTTGCGAATATCCCTGTGACGATGGAAGATATTTTAGAAATGGGTGTGATGTCTCGAATGTTGTCTACCCGTGAAGTGAAACGTAACTTCATTGAATCGCAGGGTGATACTCGTCGTTCTGATGAGGTTCCACCTGGGGCTATGCGTGACTCGTTCAGCAACATTCTGCGTTTGCGTCGTGACCGTATCATCGCTGAAGCAGCGAAACTTGCGAGACAATACCCGTTGACTATTAGGGCGTAGCGGTGGCAACGCTTATAGATTTCACTACCGCATACCGTGGTGGGCCTTCGTTCTTTACGGGTACAGGTTCTACACAGGTAGTTCCATACATTTACCCTGTCGCTATTAACGGCAGACCGTACATGATTGATACGAAGTCAAACGATTTCGGTCGACAGTTTGATGCGCGTGTTCGTGACTCGGTTGACCAGTCTGCTGAGCCTGGTGAGTCAGCTATCAACCCGCAGGGTTTATGGCGTAGGTCGCAGTCATCTTGGCATTATGGTGCGGGGCAAACCTATTCGGATACCGCTGACGCTGAGGCATACCGTTTCCGTTCTAGCAAAGGTGTCAACGTGTGGAACCGCGGCAAGTTGTCGTTGCTTCCTGACACCGCGCAAGCGTATTCTTCCGCTAACACCAACTTGTATATGGCTACGGCGAGTAACAGAATCTATGGGACTGACGGACAAACTGTTAAGCACACAACCGATTGGGTGACTTTCACTACGGTGACTAGCACCAATGCGTCAAACCTTTACAGCATTACTTCTGACGGTTACAACGTGTACTTTTCTTACGCTGACGGTGACATAGATCAAACCAACGCTGGCACTTCTGCTGCATCCAACTACATCACCGGTATTGAGGCTGGCGTGTTGGCTTATGTGCGTGGACGTTTGATGGTTGCTGGTCAAGGTACAGATAAGCAAAAGATTTGGAACATCACCACAGCACCAGGTTCTTCAGCAAACAACCCGACAGCATTGTTTACTCATCCGAACACCGAGTTCAACTGGGTTGGTTTCGCTGGTGGGCAGAACCAAATTTATTGTGCAGGTTACGCAGGCAACAAGTCGTTGATCTACAAGACTGGTATCAAAGCTGACGGTACAGCATTGGACATTCCTACGGTTGCAGCCGAGTTGCCGATGGGTGAAATTGTGACTACAATCGATGCGTACCTCGGTTACGTGGTTATTGGGTTAACGACAGGGTTGCGGTTCTGCTCGTCGGACAGCGACGGCAACCTTGTCGTTGGTCCACTGATTGAGACTGGTACTTCTGTTAATGCTTTCGCTGCTATCGGGCAGTACATCTATTTCGGGTGGACAAACTATGACACCACCTCAACGGGCATTGGTCGATTGGACATCGCCACACAGATTTCTACTAACCAGCCTGCTTACGCCTCGGATCTGATGGTTACAGGGCAGGGTGCTGTTGTTGACATCCATGAGTTTGATAACAAACCAGTGTTTACCGTTTCTGGTCTTGGCGCATACCGTCAACATTCCACAAACCTTGTGGCATCAGGAACATTTGAGTCGGGCATCTACCGTTGGGGTGTACCGGACACAAAGTTCATTCCTAAGTGGGATTTGCGTACCGAGCCGTTGCATGGGACTGTGGCTTTGTCGGTGGCATCTGATTCGGGTGATTTCCGTTCTGTTGGTACGCAGACTGTAGAGAACTCTTTGGAGTCCACGTTTGATGGATATGAGTCAAAAGTGTTTGAAGCTGAGGCTCGCCTAACTTTGACCCGTTCTTCTACGGATTCTTCTAAGGGGCCGACTGTGACCCGCTGGTTGGGTCGGGCGTATGCTGCGCCGTTGCGTTCACAGATTTTCTCTGTGCCACTACTCCTGCATCACAAGTTGAATATCCGTGGCTTTGAATACTCAATGGATGTGGATACCGAACTGAACTATCTGCGTGACCTAGTAGAGAACCCGCGGGTTGTGACCTATCAGGAGAACGCCAGTACCTTTTCGGTGATCGTGGAGGATGTCCGTTGGCAACCTGTGGACTCTGCGAATAACCATAATGCTTGGGACTGGAACGGAACCTGCACCATCATTATGCGTAGTGTAAGATAGCCCCGTATGCCTGCTTTTACACGACGACAATACGCTGGTGCTGCTGCTGCGACAACGATCACGGCTGGCATCAACACAACTGACACGACTTGTTCTTTGGCTGCCACAACAGGTTGGCCGTCTACTGCGGGTGTTCCTTTTTATGTGGTGATTGATCCAGGTACTTCGGCTGAGGAGAAGTGCAGTGCAACTATTTCGGGTTCGACTCTTACTCTTACTAGGGGGCAGGATGATACGAGTGCAAGTAGTCATTCTTCGGGTGCGACGATTTATCCGGTGTTTACCGCGAATGATGCGGATGAGGCTAATGAGGTTGTTAGCAAGCTGACGACTAAGGGTGACTTGTTGGTTACTACTGGTTCGGCTTTGAACCGTTTGGCTGTTGGTTCTAACTATCAGGTGTTGGGTGCTGATTCTTCAGCGACTAACGGTGTGGCTTGGCAGTCAAGCCCTAACAGTTTGATGACCGCTAAGGGTGACATTGTTGTTGCTTCTGCTGCGAATACCCCTGCGCGTGTGGCGGTGGGTACTGATGGGTTTGCTCTTGTGGCAGACTCTACTGAGGCTACTGGTGTAAAGTGGGCTGTCGCGGCTTCGGCTTCAGATTCAGACCAAAACGTTTTAGCGGTTCAACTTTTTAGTTAAGGAGTTATAGATGGCAACATTCACAAAGAGAAAACTGTCGGGTTCTACTGATGGTTTGGCTGTAAAAGTTACTGGCACTGGTACTGGTTCTGCTGTAACGGTTCATGCCGCATATACGACTGTAACTACTGCTGGATTGTGCGATGAGATTTGGTTGTATGCGAATAACATTTCTTCTTCTGCTGTGAAGTTGACGTTGGAGTGGGGTACTGCTACGGCTGCTGATGGCAACATTGAGTTGACGATTGCTGCTGAGGCTGGTTTGGTTTTGGTTGTTCCTGGTTTGATTTTGCAGAACAGTAAGACGGTGAAAGCTTTTGCTGGTACTGCTGACGTAATTCTTCTTACTGGCTTCGTCAACCAGATTTCGTAGGGTCGAAGCATGACGCTTCGTTGGGATACCCGTAGTCGGGCTGGTCAGTCTGTAAAAAACTGGATTAACCCGTCTTTAGATATTGAGTATCTGATTATCGCTGGCGGTGGCGGTGGCGGTACTAACACTGTTCTTTCAACGTATGGTGGAGCTGGTGGTGGCGGTGCAGGTGGCTATCGCAGTTCGGTTGCTGGTGAATCAACTGGTGGTGGTGGGACGTTAGAAAGCCGTTCTGCTTTAAGTATTGGTGCTGGAACGTACACGGTTGTTGTTGGTGCTGGCGGTGGGACAAACACCAGCGGTTCTGATTCATCTTTTGTTAGTTTGACTTCTACTGGCGGTGGTGCTGGTGGACATTATGCCGCAGACCCAGGCAGCGCAGGCGGTTCAGGCGGTGGTGGTGGTGGTGTAGGCAGTGGTTCATCTGGTGCTGGTGGTGCGGGAACTGCTGGTCAAGGCAGAAATGGTGGTGCAGGTCGAGTGGACGGAGGGCAACCTAGTGGTGGCGGTGGTGGCGGTGCTGACACTGCTGGTAGTGCTGCTGTGACCACTAGTGGTGGTGCAGGTGGTAACGGGTTGTCGTCATCTATCACAGGTACGTCTGTTGCCCGTGGTGGTGGCGGTGGTGGTGCTAGATGGGATACTGTTGGAACTGGTGGCGCGGGTGGTACTGGTGGTGGTGGTACTGGTGGTGGTTTGTCAAGTGCTACTGCTGGTACAGCAAACACTGGTGGCGGTGGTGGTGGTGGTGACACGGCTGCTGCGGGCGGTTCGGGTGTTGTGATTTTCCGTTACCTAACTTCTGACGCATCCTCGGCGGGTATCTCTGTTAGCGGTGGAACTGTAACTACTTCGGGTGGGTACACGATTCATTCGTTTACTTCGACTGGTTCAACGACTGTGACGGTGGCATAATGCGTGGTGGTAGAACACGGGTCAGTCAGTATGTTGCTATTTCCAACTTGTCTGGGCTGAACCGTAACCAAAATTTGTTGGCTGGTGGAACAGAATCAATTATTACTGATTCAGGTGTCGTATACAAAGTTCACACCTTTACAACTACAGGCACTTTAAGTGTCTCTCCACTTGCTTCTATTAGCAACGTTGGATATCTTGTTGTTGCTGGTGGTGCTGGAAGTGGTAACGATACGAATTGGAACGCTGGTGGTGGTGCAGGTGGACTCCGCTCAACTGTCACAGCAACAGGTGGTGGTGGTTCGTTAGAAACTGCCTTGTCTCTTACAGGTGGCACTTCTTACACGGTGACTGTTGGCGCGGGTGGGGCTGCTGGTGCTAATGGTTCCAACTCAATATTTTCTACTATCACATCTACAGGTGGTGGACGCGGTGGTTCTAGTGCTACTGGAGCCAACGCTCCTGGTGTTGCTGGTGGTTCGGGTGGTGGCGGTTCTGCAAACAACTTTGCTGGTGGTGCAGGAACAGCCAATCAAGGTTTTGCAGGTGGTAGTGGTGCTGCATCAAACAACGGTGGTGGCGGTGGTGCAGGTGGTGCTGGTGGGAACGCTTCTGGTTCAACCGCTGGTACAGGTGGAGCAGGTGTTGCTGTCTCAATCAGTGGTTCAAGTGTCACTTATGCTGCTGGTGGTGCTGGTGGCAATACTGCTGTTGCTGGCACTGCTAATACAGGAAATGGTGCTACTGGTGGTGGAAACGCAGGTGGAAGCGCAGCAGGTGGTTCAGGAATAGTAATAATCAGATACCCAATAGGATGAAAACATGGCACATTTTGCAGAAATAGATTCAACCAACACAGTCCTACGAGTAATCGTTGTCGCTGACGAACATGAAGCCAACGGTTCAGAGTGGTGCAACAACCTGCTTGGTGGCACATGGGTGCAAACCAGTTATAACGGACGTATTCGCAAACAATACGCAGGTATCGGTTTCACCTATGACGCTGACGCAGACCAGTTCGTAGCACCACAACCATTCCCATCATGGACGCTCAACAGCAACAACGATTGGCAAGCACCAACACCAAAACCAGAGGGGTCATTCACTTGGGATGAAGAAACTCTGGCATGGGTCGCAACACCCGCTATCTAATAATCATCCCCGCAGTACTGTTCGCACTTTTTGCGAAACCTGCTAAAGCTGACACGCTCGGTGAATGGACATACAGCCAGTCATGTGCAACAGGTTCAGTCGAAGTAATTGACGACACGATCATCTTGCGTGGCCCTGATGGTGGTGGTTGCATGGGGGCGAACTGGGTCAAGATTGAAACCACAATCCCCGCAGATGTAGACACAATAGATTTCACTTGGCAATATCAGACCAATGATGGTTGGGTGTATGACCCGCCACAGTACGGCATCAACGGTGCGTACACCTTGCTTACACAACAGAACAACGCGACAGGTGAACTCTCTGTACCCGTGAATGAGGGTGATGTGTTCACGTTCCGGCAGTACTCAATAGATTCCTGCTGCCAGCCAGGTCAGCTCACAATCAGTAACCTGTCGTTATGGGCATCTATAACCTCATCCACAACAACGACGACGACCTCTACTACTACTGTCCCGTCAACGACTGTCCCTGTCACCAACCCGACTACTACGACAGTTCAAGAAACAACTACCACCTCATCGACAACAACGACAACGACTGTTCCTCAAACCACAACTTCTGTGGAGAACTCAACTAGCACCACGTCAACAACGACAACTACTTCTTCCGTACCCCAAACAACAACAACAGAATCAACGACGACCACGACACAACCACCAGCAGTTCCAACACCTGTTACACAGCCTCAAATAGTTGAGCCAGAACCCGTTGATACTTCCGTTCCTGTAGAGCCTGAACCAGACGAGACAGACACCACAGAGCCACCAGTAGAGGAAGCCATGCCAGAAACGACGCTTCCCGAAGAAACAACCACGACAGATGAAACATATCCCGACACTACAGAAGAACCAGTCGTAGACACAACCCTGCCAGAAACCCCTGAGACACCCCTAGAAGCCCCTCTAAGCGACGAAGAAGTGGATTCGCTAATAGCAGAGGCAGAAACCACAGAAGCCCTTGTAGAAGCCCTAGCCGAACTCAGCCCCGAACAAGTCGAACAAGTCTTAGAAACCCTGCTCGCTGAAGAACCAACCGAAGAACAGGCAACCGCTCTCGCGTCCAGCCCCGAAGTCCTAGCTGTCATCAGCACCGAGCAAGCACAACAAATCTTTGAAGTCCTAGACGTGGGCGCACTCTCCGACACACAAACCGAAGAACTAATCGCAGCAATCGAATCCGCACCCACCGAAATCCGTGAAGAATTTGAAGACACCATCGACATCTTCGGTGAAGGCTTAGACGACTACACCCCCACCGGCTCAACCATCCCAGTCGGAGAACGACGCACCCTGATCGCAGTCACAGCGGGGATAACCCTCGCAGCAGCAGGTACTAGAATTAGACGCTAATGAGAAAACTCTTGGATTACCTAGCAGACAACGCATGGACATGGGCTGGCACAGGCATGGTTCTCATCACCCTCTCAGGCCCAACACTCCGACAGGCAACCCTCATAACCGGAATAGTCGTTTTGGTACACTCATCACTAACCCTCTCCAAGAAAGACTAGACATGGCAAAGCTTCAAAACATCATCTTCCGCATCTTCGCACTATTCGGATCAAGCGCATTGGCCGCTGTTGCTGGTGGTGCTTTGATTGGTGTAGACCTGTGGAAGTCGGCAGCACTTGCTGGCATCATGGCTTGCGCCCAGGTGATCGAGAAGTTGTTGCGTTTCAGCGTTGACGGTTCACTCACCAAAGAAGAAATCGAACTCGCGTTTACTGGCGCGGTGAAGGCGAAGCCTGAAGTAGCCGAATAATGGCTATGAAGAAAAAGGTTTCGGTCAATGATCTACCGATCATCCCTGTCGTCCTTTGCTCATGTCTAAAGAACGCTAAACCTGGTGAACTTGCACCGAAACTTCTTCGCAAGATTGAAGGCAAAGGAATGTTGCACCATTGTGCAGCAGATGCGTATGAGGCGATGGATGCGGCAGCAAACGCTGAAGGAATCGACCTTAGCCCAACAAGCCCTGCGGACACATATCGCTCACTTGCGGTTCAAGAGTACGGGTTCTTCCAGCGATACACCACCGAAGTAATTGCAGGGCAGAAGCCTCGCATCTATCAAGGCAAAGCGTGGTATCTGAAGAAAGGTATGGCGATGCTCGCTGTGCCTGGAACATCAAAACATAACCTCGGTATCGCTATTGATATTGCGAACGCTAACGGCCCACGTTTGGAATGGTTGAAGAAGAACGCTGTGTCGTTCGGTTTTTCTTGGGAAGTAGTACCAAGCGAACCGTGGCATTTGCGTTATGTCACCGGCGACAAGAAACCTCAACGGGTACTTGACTGGCTTGCGAGTAAAGCAGTCTGATGTGGATTCTGGGATCGCTCTCGTTCTTGCTGCTGCTGTTACTGGTGCTTTTGGTCTGCTAACCGTAGTAATCCAACGTTTCAAAGCTGAGAACCGCAAAGACCATGACACCGTTATGGCTATGTTGCGTCTAATGCGTAGGGCGCAAGACCGCACCGAAGACAAGGTGGACAAGGTTTCTGATCGGTTGACGGAACACATCGCCAAGCACTAGGGTAAGTCACCCAAAGAAAGGTGCTTGCAAATGGCAAAAGGATTAACTACCGTTGAGTTAACTTTGGTGCGTGACTGTCTCCTCAAATCAAATCCTGGGAGGGATCAAGCTGACGCACTATGGGAAGTTATCGAGAAGATAAACAAACTCATAGAGGGAGCAAGAGTTGAGCAAGCCCGTAAAGCAAAGTCTGCTAAGTGAAATACGATCTGAAAAAACTGTGCCGTCAGGCCGCATCCCAAGAATCCAGCGTGTACTTGAAGGAATGGACGAAGCAGATCGCAAAGAACTTATTGAAGCGTTAGACGATTACACGATCCCTGCGCCGACAATCAGCAGGGTATTAGAGAGACGCGGAATAGACTTAGATTCATCTTCAATCAACAAGTATCGACGAGGGGAATTCGCTCATGTCACTAAAGGATGAACTCGGAAAACAATCCGAAGTGGACACGGACATTGTGCGTATCCGAAAGCAACGTGATTCGTTCGCTAATCAGAACGCTCGACTACAAACCAAGATAGACGAACTGGAACGAGTGCTGTCTGTTGTTGATGAGGTTGACGGGCTAAGTGTTCAACCCCCAACATGGTTGGCTCCGGCTAAACCGAAACGATCAGCAGCAACCCTTGTTGTCATGTTGAGTGACACCCACTTTGATGAGGTAGTAAACCCTGAAGAAATGGAAGGGTTGAACGCATACAACCGTCAGATCGCTGTGATGCGTTTAGAGAAATGGTCACAGAATGTAATCAAACTTGCGCGACATTATCTTGCAGGCGTGGACTATGACGGTGTAGTACTGATCTTGGGTGGTGACATCTTTAGCGGTGACATCCACGAAGAACTACACGACACCAACGCAGACACCATGCTCGGTTCACTACTGTTCTGGGCTGAACAAGTGTCGGCTGCTGTTGACCTACTCGCCACAGAGTTCGGCAAAATCCATGTCGCCTCTGTTGTAGGTAATCACGGTCGTATGACTCGTAAGCCACGAATGAAACAGCGTGTCAAAACAAACTTTGACTGGTTGCTTGCCAAGATGGTCGAGCGACACTTTGAAAAAGATAAGCGTGTCACGTTCACTATCCCTGAGTCAGCTGACTGTCTGATACAGATTTATGGTCACGGACATTTGTTGACTCACGGCGACCAGGTTTCAGGTGGTGGTGGTATCGGCGGTATCTATCCACCGATCATGCGGATGCGAGCAAAGAAACACGCCCGCTACATGGCAACCAACAAATCATTCCAAACCCTTTGGTTGGGACATTGGCATCAGTACATCTCTACCCCGTCAATGGTGGTGAACGGCAGCATGAAAGGCTTTGACGAATACGCCCTACTCATGGGCTTTGGACATGAGCAACCACAGCAAGCCCTAGCCATTGTTACCCCTGACCGGAACATGACCATTCAAGCACCCGTGTTCTGTATGGATCGGAAGAAGGAGGGCTGGTGAGTGACGCTCGACTTTGCCTATGCGTCTATCGTGGGGTGATCCCACGTAACCCTGACTGCGGAGAAAAGCCCGATGACTTTGACGAATAGAACCGTTGTCTATATCCAGTGGGCTGACACCCATCTGTCCGAAGGTGGCTGGCTAGATATGCCGTCCTACGAGGATGACGGTGAATGTCTTGTTGACACCGTAGGGTTCCTCATCCCTGTTGGTGAACCTGGGTCTAAAGAAAACCATGTGACCGTATGGCAAACCATCTGCAAAGAAGAAGGCATCCACGCTATACATATCCCTGTAGCGATGGTGCGCGACATGAAAGCGATTGACTTGACATTAACCGTGTCACACCCCTAGATTAAAAATACCTGCACAAACCATAGGAGGAAAAATGCAGAACCTATACACAATCCCAAAGCCAACCCACGGCAGCCAAGACTGGTTGAACCTACGTTGGGCAAACGAAAAAGGTGAGAAACGAATCACCGCATCAGTAGCCGCAGCAATTCACGGTGAACACAAATACACCACACCAGCTGACCTTGCGGTAGAACTATTGGCAGCAACGCCCCCTGTGCCAAAAGAACAGAACGATGCGATGCGTCGAGGCACAATCCTTGAAGGCCCACTCATGGGTTGGGCAGGAGAAATCCTCAACGAAACCATCACCGAACCAGCAGAACTGTATTGCTTTGAAGATTCCGGTGTACGCCTCATGTCCACAATGGACGGTCGTTCACTCAACGGAAAGTTTTACGAACTCAAAACATATAACAAGCGATGGACGGGACAACTTTCCCGAACCTGGTACTGGCAAGGAGTTCAACAAGCGATATGTACTGGTAGTAACGAGATCAACTGGATCATTTTTGACAGCGACCTCCAACTCCAGTTCCATACACAAACCGTGAGCAGTGACGAAAAACAGATTCACATAGAAGCAGCCCGCAAATTCTTGGGCTTCATCGACATGGGCATGATGCCTGACGTGGCTGATCCCACCTATGACAACGCCGTCTCGCTCTACCCCGAAGGTTATGGAAACACGGTCGTATTGGGGCATGAGGTGTATGCGAGTTTAGAGCGTTTAGCGCAAGCGCGTGAACAGAAGAAGCAGGCTGAAGCTGTCGAGGAACTCATCAAGGGTGAGTTGGCGATGTTGTTACAGGACGCTGAGTATGGTGCGATTGACGGAACCCAGGTCGTATCGTGGAAGAACAGCAAACGCACATCGTTTGACACCAAGAAGTTTGAGGCAGAACATCCTGCGTTGGCAGAGAAGTTTAAGAAAACATCAACCTTCCGCACTATGCGGATCATCGCTAAGGAGGCGAAGTAATGAAACTAGAAGAAATCATTAGCAAGTACGGCGTACCAGACCCGAAGATCGTAGGCAAACTACCTAAAGGTGGGATGCAACTTGACTTCGTAGGTCACGCCGACGTAACCAAAATGCTTATCGAGATTGACCCTGAATGGACATGGGAACCAACCGCGTTTGATGTCAACGGCCTACCGGCTTACCGTGTAGAGAACGGCATGGCACACATGGCAGGCTGGCTCACCATCCTCGGCGTACGTCGCCTGGGTGTTGGCTCAGTCATGCACAACAAACCTGACCTACTCAAAGAGCTGATCTCAGACTTCATCCGTAACGCTGCGATGCGCTTCGGTGTATGTCTTGCGTTGTGGACTAAGCAGGAATGGGAAGATGTATCACACACCCCGTCAATTACTGTTTCTAAGTCTGCTCCCGTAGCAAAGAGTGAGTACGCTAAACCAGATAAGCCTGCTGATCCGTTGGTGTCAATGGACAACATCAAACGTTTCGTGGATGCTTGCAAGGGCGCGGGACTGGACCATGAACAGATTGCGAAGTCAGCAAAGATTGACCTCGCTGATTTGAAGGAATCACAGATGCCTGCGTTACGTGAAGCGTTTGCCAAAGCAAAAGAGTTGGCCGCATCTTTTGCTGAGGAAGAACCTGAAGTGATGGACGACTTCAACCCTGCGTTCAAGAACACTGAAGAAGCAGTAGCAGCGGTAATCAATATGTTCTCTGCCGAGGAAGTGATCGCAGAATCCAAAGCGAACCACCCTGCTAACGGCTCACCACAGATCAAGGAACCTGGCGCACCGGCAACAACGAAACAGATCGGTATGTTCAGGGCTTTGGCATCAGGCAAAGGCATCGCAACTAAAGCGGAGCAACTGTCTATGGCATCAGACTCAACAGGTCGTGTCATCGAATCGTTGGAAGCCCTCACCAAGTCAGAGATTTCTGAACTCATCACCATCCTGAAGGCGTAATGCCAGTCGAACAGAACAGGAAGGATTACTGTGAGGGAAACAGAGACAAATGTACGGTTGATGGATGCCCCAAGTTCGGAACTTTGGGACGTGAAGCTCGTGACGGTAAGCGACGGGTCAAAGGATGTAACGATCCTGTTGCTCGCGGAAAACGATCACGAACTAAGGGTGATAGCAAAGCTAGACGTGCTAGGAAGAAGTTGGGTCTTAGTGCGACAGGTAATGCAGGCACTCGCCATGAAGAACATTGGGGTGGCTACTTTCGTGTCGAAGTCAAAGCCGGTGCGCAGGTGGGTCCAATCGCTACTCGTTTCAACCAGGCTCGTTTACAATCTGAAGCATCAAAGTCGTTGGGTGACATACGACCTTTCGCGATGATTGCTATGCCTGATGGCAGTAGCGACGGTATCGTGTTAATGACATTGGATGAGTTCGCGGAACTGGTTTCCCTTATCTCATAAGCATTACCTAAAATTTGCTAGTCTTGGAGGACCGATGAGATCACTTGTACGGCTATTTGCCGTTGCTCTAGTAGGGACGATTACCTTCGGCAGTATGGTTCATGCTGCTGAAGCCCCTGCCAACCCTGCGAACCCGTCAGTATCGCCTCTCTCGGAGGCTTACAGAGCGTCTGACAAGGTTCTGGTGCTACCCGCCGAGGTCGTTCCAGAGGGTGTACCTAAGGACAAATCGAAGCGTTGCCCCCAATGGGAGGATGAGTTCGCAGAGTTCGGGCTACCCGTTCAAACATTCTCTTACATCGCATACAGGGAAAGCCGATGCAACCCGTTGGCTCACAACAAAACCCTGAACCGTAACGGCTCACAAGATAGGGGCATCCTTCAGATTAACTCCAGCTGGGTCTCTGTAACGGCTAAAGAATGTGCTTCACAAAGAGGCGATCTGTCGGTACTGTTTAATGTACGGTGCAACCTTGCGGTAGCCCGATACTTATACAGGAACGGCGGGCTAAGGCATTGGAATCTATAGACGAATATCAAGACGACAACGAGGGAGAAGAAATGTCGGCAGCCGAAGATTATTACAGCCTGGTCAACAACCAGTTTGCTTTCGTGGAAGAAGCAGCGTGTCGAGGGGCAGGCCCAGACCTGTTCTTTCTAAACGAGGAAGAAAAAGCAATCAACATTATGAAGCTTACCGAGGCACGAACTGTTTGCTTCGGTTGCAAAGTAAAAAAAGAATGTCTTGACTTTGCTATGGACAACAACATAAAGTCAGGTATCTGGGCAGGAACAACACCACTACAGAGGAAGGCGTTACGACGTGAGTATAGAAACACCAATCGAGTTTGAGTTAGAGCAATACAAGGATCGCGTTGATGCGATGCACATGGCGAACGAACTGTTGCGTGAGGAGCGTGACCGTTACAAGGACGCAGCTGATTCACTTCACCTAGAACTAGATGCCTGTCGAGCCACGCTAAAGCAAGCCGAGTCAGTTATCTCCAGGTTGCGTACACATATCGCGCAGGGTGTGGAGTTGTGACACCAGCGTTAATTGAACTAATGGTTGACCGCCTGTGCGGGATGTACCCAACAACGAATATCGCCCGCAACACCGTAAAGAACGCTTGGGTTAAAGACGAACTGATGCTTGATGCAACCGAAGAAGATGCCAAAGCGGTACTCAAAATCGCTGAATCATTAGGTCACTATCCAACACAATATGAAGTGAAGTCAATGTTTATGCGTGTGATGGGTGTACGTCAAGCAGAAGTGGGTTGCGAACTCTGCGACAACAACGGATTTATTTACACGACCAACGATTTAGATAATGAATCAACCAAACCAAGATTTGTTAAATCTTGCCCATGTAGGAGTTTCTAATGGCATTAACTTTTGGAAGTTTGTTTGCTGGTGTCGGCGGGTTTGACATGGGCTTTGAACAGGCAGGGTGGGACTGCAAGTTCCAAGTCGAATGGGATAAGAACTGTCAGCAAATCCTCAATAAACATTGGCCCGATATACCCAAGTGGGGTGATGTTTCCGATGTTAATGGTGCAGAGATACCGCCAGTTGACTGCATTATTTTCGGCAGCCCATGCCAGGACCTCTCCGTTGCTGGTAAACGAGCAGGCTTAGAAGGCGAACGATCAGGACTATTCCACGAAGCAGTACGAATCATAAAGGAGATGAGAGATGCAACCAATGGAACTTTTCCCCGATGGACAGTTTGGGAGAACGTCGCAGGAGCTTTGTCCTCAAACAATGGACGAGATTTCGGGACAGTCATCAATGAAATGGCTAAAGCAGGGGCGTGTCTCCAAGAGTACGCTTTGCTGGACGCACAACACTTCGGAATCCCCCAGCGACGGAGGCGCGTGTTCCTCGTCTCTTGCTTTGATCCTGCAACCGCCGACCGATGTCCAGACCCGCTATTACCTGTCACCGAAAGCTTGCGAGGGGATACTAAGAAGGGCAAACAAAAGAGGCAAAATGCTGCCCTCACGCTTACAGAAGGCGTTGGAGGCGATGGTGCAATCGTTAACGCCATCGGAGCAAGCATCTACCACAAATCAACAGTCGTAAATCAAGATGTTAATTGTGGTCATCTTGTAACTGAAGGTGGGATACTCGGCTCCGACATTGTTGGATCACTCAACACTTCTGATGCGAAGATGATTAGTAATCAGTATGTGAACGAGAACAAGTGTGTGGTTGAACCATTCGTGAAGTCTCGTCGAGCGCAATCAGCAACCGATGACGAAACATGGGTTGAAGGCGAAGTGAATCCAACACTTAACTCGTTTGATGTTGGTGACACACGAGCAACCACAGCCATAGTCGAGCCGGTGCTATTTGAGAACTCTTATCGTGACGGAGCCAGGGTTGCTAAAGAAGGTGTAACACAAACCTTGTCAGCCAAAATGGGGACAGGCGGAGGCAACACCCCGATGGTTGCTGTCGCATATTCGATCCGTGAAGACGCTAAAGCCAACACGTTTAGTGCCACAGAATTAGATCACGCGAATGCCTTGTCAGCTTTGCAACCATCACCACAATCACACCACGCACAAATGTTCATCACTGAACAGGTGTCGTTCTACGACGGATACAACCAAAAACTAGACGACTCAGGAATCCACAGGTCATTACGAATTGGGCGCGACAGCAGCGACTTTATTGCCCAACCAGCAGAA